GTACGTGGTGGCCGAGATGCGGGCCGGACCCATGCGCCTCGAGGCCGTGGACTTCGAGGGCAAGGTGACCTTCACCATGTGCTACGACAACGACGTGATGGCTCACATGGGCGAGGAGGCTGCGAGGCTGTTCAGCACCTTCGTCACCGACACCATGGAGCGACGCCCCAAGGAGGGCTGATGAACATATTCTACGTGGACCTGGACCCCGCGAAGGCGGCCCAGGCCCTCCACAACCGACACATCATCAAGATGATCAGCGAGAGCTGCCAGCTGCTGTCCGTCTGGGCTAGCCGCTGGACCCCGATGGACCGGGGCAAGCTCTCGTTCATGACCGACGAACAGCACGCCGCCATGATGGCCGAGGTCGAGGCGGCGGACTTCGACCCCGAGGTGACCGACGCGATGGCGGAGGTGCCGCCCGACGTGCCCTGGACCGGCATCTCCCACCAGAACCACCCCGCCGCCCTGTGGCTCAGCGAGGGCCTCGGCAACGTGAGGTGGCTGGTGGAGCACCTCAAGGCTATGGTCGACGAGTACGACTTCCGCTACCCCGGCAACAAGGACAAGTTCGAGCGCGCGAGGGTCATCGTGCCCGCGATGCGCTACTGGCTGGGCAAGTTCGTGACGCTCAACCACACCTGCCCGAAGGCCTGCTTCCCGGACAAGTACAAGCACGAGCCCCTGGACCGCGAGAACGTGATGCAGGGCTACCGGGACTACTACCTGTCGGAGAAGATCGCCGGCAACGAGTGGGGCAAGCGGGAGCCGCCGAGCTGGGTGATCCGGTACAAGGAACTCTACAAGCCTCCTCCCCCGATCGACGTGGGCGACATCTTCGCCGTGCCGTCGAAGCCCAAGGTCGAGCACGCTCTGCCGGTCGCGGAGCCGACTCGGCAGAAGGTCAGCGCGAAGGACATCGTGTTCTAATGTTTATCGAAGTCAAGGATAAGTTCGGCGAGATGCAGACGGTGAACCTGCTCAAGGTCTGCCGTCTCATCAACCGTGCGGGCGAGGCGGTCATCTGCTTTGGCCCCTCGCCCTACAACGAGATCCTAGCCGTGGAGGAGACCTACGAGTCCCTCCGCGACAGGGTGAACCGCGCCCTCGGGTGCACAACGAAGGAGTGAATCGAATGGCCGACGAGATCGAAGTGAACGAGATCGAGGTCCCCGAGACGGTCGAGGACGTCGTGGAGGACACGCCCGCGCCGCAGCCGGAGCGCCGCGAGCCGCCCGCGTCGAAGACCGACGAAGACCCGGTCGACGTCATGACGCGCCACCTGCGCGACCACCCGGAGAACACCGCCGCCGACCTCGCGGACGTGATGAACGTTCTGGTACCCGGCACCACCGGCAAGGACGAGCGCGTCCGCGTCGCCGAGGCGGCGATCCGCGCCTCCGACCACCCGCTCAAGGGCTCGCTCAGCGAGGTCCGCGAGCGCCTCTGACACAACCACGGGAGTGGGCCTTCGGGCCTGCTCCCTTTTAAACGGACCGGACATGAAGGTGAGACAACTCAAGGCCATGCTTGAACGCTTCGACGAGGACGCCAGCGTGTCCCTGCTCGGGGCCGTCCAGGAGGTCCAGATCACGGGCTACAGGCCGGGGCTGCGCGTCAGCTCCGTGGAAGGAGAGATACATGATAAAGCGGGCCCTGTCGTGGATATTTCGCCGCTTCCGCCGCAGAGCTACGTCGTCCTCGACGGCGGGCTCTCGCCGGACAGCGTCATCCCCGGAATTCTCGATGCCGTACGGACAGCAGGTCCGGCGAGGCTCCTCCAGTGAGCGACCCCGCCGCTGAGCGGCTGCGGTGGGCCGAGGCGCTGGAGAGCGGCAAGTTCGAGCAGGCCGAGGGCGCGCTGAAAGACAGTGCGGGACACTTCTGCTGCCTAGGCGTGGCGTGCGAGCTCTACGACCCGAGCAAGTGGAAGGTCGACGAAGAGCTTTACGTCGAATACGAGGGCATGCTCGGCATACCGCCCCCTCCCGTGCTGGAACGCTTCGGCATAACGGAAGACCAAGCCAACTACTTGGCGACCTTGAACGACAGCCAGGGCAAGACCTTCAAGGAGATTGCCCAGGTCATTCGTGAAGGCATCCCTTCGTGCTGACCGCGCTGGAGGGTGAGCCCACGGACGGCGTGGTCCTGTTCTGGGCAGGTTGGGCACCGCCCTCGACCGACATGCGAGACATGATGCACGCGCTGCCGGACGAGTTCCGCCACGTGGACGTCGAGGCTAACCCCGAGGCCGCGCTCAAGAACGACGTCAGGGGGCTGCCGACCGTCGTGCTCTACAGGCGCGGCGTCGACATGTCGCGCAAGATCGGCTACATCAACGAGCAGGCCCTCCGCGCGTGGATCGCGGAGAACTGAGCATCTTATATGATATCCACAGAGGAGGTCTCATGGGACCCTGACTACGTCCGACCAAGACCGGACAAGACTACACCACTCTGAACTCAAGTGAGGAATGAAATATGAAGATCGCGAACATGAACCAGGTCTGGCTCGCCAGCAAGGGCAAGCTCATCGCCTCGGCGGACGACATCGCCAACACCCTGGCCGACAAGCACAAGGTGCTGTGCGTCTGCGACCCCGACTCCGCTATCGTGATCCTCGAGACCTCCGACGAGGTCCTGGAGCAGCCCGACGACGCCGCGATCTACATCGTGGACAAGGGTGAGTTCGACGAGGTCCCCGGCGAGCTCGACCCGTTCGTCGCCACCGCCACCCCGACCGAGCGCTTCTTCGAGGAGAAGATCGAGTCGGCGTTCGGCGAGCCCGAGGAGGAGGACGAGCGGGAGACCGAGGACGCAGAGCTCAGCGAAGAGCACCAGCGGGCGCAGTAAGCGCCCACGTCCCGAGCACGACGTTAAACTGCTCCTTCCCCCTAAATTTTTAGCGGAGTACGAGTATGAAGCAGCTGGTGAGGGACGCCTTCGTGGCCAACCTCCGGAGCGGCGCGTACAAGCAGGGCAGGTTCAGCATGGGCTCCGGCCCGATGAACGAGACCATGAAGCCCCCGTGCATGTGCGCGGCGGGCGTCCTGGCCGACACTCTGGGCGCTACGTGGTGCATGTACCGAGAGGACACGTGGGTACCCACGGCCACCCGGTTCCAAGAGGCTAACGTCACGCTTCGCGAGGAGTGCGAGCTGGTGCAGATGAACGACAAGCTGGGGATGACCTTTCCCCAAATAGCAGAGGAGGTGCTCAAGTGGGAATGCACATCGTAGTGGGCGACGGCGGGTGGCTGCTGTCGCCCGGACTGACGCCCGAGGGACCCGCCCTCATCTTCCACAAGCTGGAGGCGGCAGGCGCCGTCGACGGCTCCCTAGGCCCGGTCCCGCAGCGCGAGCCGGACCTCTACATCGCTTTCAAGGAGATGCAAGGTGTGCACGCGTTCGTCGGAACACTCCAGGTCGTGGCCCAGCACATCGCCGCTCGTGCGGGTGCAGCTTACGGAGACGGCCCACGTGGGGCCGAGTGCGGCGGCGAAGATCCAGGACCTGGTGAGGGAGCACCCGACCCAATTCACCGCGACTGAGGTCGGCTACGGCTTCGAGCCCACGATCAAGGTCGAGACGTCGTCGGCGACCATGGCCTATGCGATCAGGCGCAAGATGTACCCGAGGGGCGACAAGCCGTCGAGCTTCTTCATGGTCATGTCCGACGACGCCTCCCGACCCCCTCCCAGGGTCCGCCACGCGGACTCCATGAAGGCGGAGACGGAGGCCACCCGGCTGGCCAAGCTGCACCCAGGGACCTCCTTCTACGTGCTGGAGGCGAGGTCTGAGTTCGTTATGACAGGGGTCGCTCGCCGTGAGCTGGCCTGAATTCAAGAGGAGAACCTACGTGAAGGCAGTAATCTACGCATCCGTCATCGCCGCGTCCATGCTGGTCGCCTGCAGCCCGCAGGCCCAGGAGGACGGCTGCGCGAAGGCCAAGGACCCGACCGAGTGCCGCACCTACGTCGAGGCGGGCGGCTCCGACAACGACTACCTGCTGTACGGCCTCGGCGGCTACCTGCTCGGGCGCTCCGCCAGCGGCCAGCCGACGCTCCAGCCCCGACCGGACTACCGGGGCTACCGCGCGCCGGTGACGACCCCGCGCCCCGTGGCCACCTACCGCGCGCCCGCGCCGTCGGCAGCTTACAAGGCACCCGCCGCGACGTACAAGGCTCCGGCTCCCTACAAGGCGCCGACCAGCTCGTACGTCTACAAGGCACCCCCGACGGTGACCTACTCGGCTCCCCGTGCGTACACCGCGCCGACCTACACCGCCCCGGTGCGCGCCTACTCGCCGCCGCCCTCGGTGTCCTTCCGCCGCTGATACCGCAACAACCACTCTGAAAGGTACTACCTGACATGGTAAAGGGATACACGAACTACCCGTTCCTCACGAAGCGGAACCTGGACAACCTCTGGAAGCTCTGCCGCCACCTCGAGCGCCTGCCGACGTGGTACGAACACTTCAACATGGCGACGTACCACAACCAGAAGATCGCCGAGGAGCAGGTGAAGCCGCACAGCCAGTGGCCCTGCGGTACGGTCGCCTGCGCAGCCGGCCACTCGATCGACGCGGGCGTGCCGTTCAACGCCCGCTTCATCGAGAAGCAGGAGGACCAGGAATGGGGCGAGCCGGCGTTCGAGTACCTGGCCGTCGACTGGGCCTCCTTCGCGGCGGACGCCTTCATGAATGACGAGACGCTCGAGAACAAGGAGGCGCAGCGCCTCTACTCGTGGCTGTTCAGCGGCGGGTGGCACTCGCTGGACAACACCCACCGGGGCGCCGCGGCCCGAATCCGCTGGGTGCTGTACAACCTGCCGTTGCCGGGAGACCCCGAGGGCTACTACCCGGCGATGGACCACGGCGTCGTCGAGGCGTACCAGCCGTACGTGGTCAAGGGCGACAGCCTGCTGAACCACGCCAAGCGCTTCCTCGCCGGTCTCCGCCGGTGACGGAGCGGGAGGCCAAGAGGATGGGTGCCCTGGAGCAGGCGCTCCGGGACATCGCCAACGCGGCGCAAAGCGCCAACTGGCAAGTTATCAAGACCATCGCGCAGAGCGCGCTTGAGGAGAACAGAGCATGAAGAAGATCATTGCAGCAGCGGCCCTCGCCCTCGTGTCGGCCTGCTCCAACGTCACGACCGAGGCGAACGAGGAGAAGGTGCTCAACGCCAAGCCCGTGTTCTTCGGCTCCGGCGGCGTCTACGACCAGCCCGTCAAGGGCTCGGAGTGGGTCGCGTGGTCGACCCAGGCCATCCCGGTCAACATGCAGCCCGAGCAGCACACGTTCGAGCTGAACGACCTGATGACCAGCGACGGCGTGCCGCTGGACTTCGACGCGTCCGTCGTGACCCAGGTCACGGACTCGGTCGGCCTGATCAAGCGGTTCGGCACCGGCTGGTACGACAACAACCTCCGCACCGAGCTGCTGTCGTACATCCGCGACGCCGTCAAGAAGCACGGCATGAACGAGACGGCGATCACGTCCAGCGCGGCGGCCAGCATCGACGCCGAGGTCTCGCGCCGCATCGAGGACTACCTCGCCCGCACCAAGTTCCCGGTGCGCCTCGTGCGCTTCACGATCGGCCGGGCCAACCCGCCGGACAGCGTGAAGAACCAGCGCATCGCGACGGCGGCGCAGCAGCAGCGCGTGCTGACGCTGAAGTCGGCGGTGGTCGCGGAGGAGCAGCGCGCGCTCTCCGAGGCCAAGCGCGCCAAGGCCGACCAGGCCTACAAGGAGGGCCTCGGGCTGTCGAGCGACCAGTACATGGAGAAGCTCAAGCTCGACACGCTCGGCCAGGTCTGCGGCAACAAGAACTGCACGTTCGTGCAGCAGGGCACGCCCCTGATCCTGAGCCGCTGAGCGTGGACCTCGACTGGGGTCACGTGGACCGCATCGTCCGCTCGGTGGAGAAGCTGACACAGTCGGGGAGGGAGCGCGCCCTCTCCGACGTCTTCTCCGGCGTCTACGCGTACACCGAGGGCAGCAACGCGGAGAGGCTCGAGGCGGCCAAGGCCGCGACGGAGACCTTCAAGGAGCTGCTCTGATGACACCGCTCCACCTGCTCGCGGGCAGGACGGAGTACCGGCTGACCCCCTCCCAGTTCAGCTACCCTGGGAGAGGGCGCTACTTCACCCTCCGGCACCCGTCGTCGCCCCTCGTCCTGGCGGGAGGCGACCTACTGTACGTCTGGAGGGCGGCTCGGAGACACAGGGATGCACTACTACGATCTGCCCTGCATGCGCGCGGGTAAGTCAACGTTCAACGACACCATGGTGCTCGCTCACCTCCTGCGCGGCTCCACCGCCTGCACCTACGACGCGGGCTACACCACCATCACCCACAACGAGGAAGACAGCATGAACGACATCCAAATCCGCCGCGGCGACATCCTGACCTACCGCAACATGCACCCCGAGGGCAAGCCGGGGCAGGAGACCGTCAGCTCGTACTACGACGGCGTCTACCTCGCGATCGACGACAAGGTCGGCGACTTCGTGCCCGCCATCCGGTACACCGACCGGATCGGCGACTACTACTCGGCCAGCACCGAGCGGCGCACGATCGACCTGACGAAGGCCGTCGTCGAGAACCACGGGCGCGACGGCGACCGGGTCAAGCGCATGATCGACGCGCTGCGCCGCTTCTCGGAGACGCCGCCCAACCCGGTCAGCGGGAAGCGCGGCTACGTCGAATCCGTCTACACCGGGGCCGCGCACCTCGCCGACGAACTCGAGCTGCTCTTCGGCGACATGGACGACGAGCCGGACACCCCAGAGGACGCGCGCCTCGACGAGCTGGCGACCGGGCTCGTGGTCGGCGTGGAGGTCTTCTCGGACGACGCCCCAGCTATCCAGGAGATCAGCGCCGAGCAGGCGATCGGCCTCTTCTACCTCCTGCTCAAGGACTGCGGCATGTCCCCGCAGGAGGCCGTGGCCGCGATCGAGGTCCTCGACGAGGCCCTGGGGTGATCTACGTCCTCGGGGAGCGACCCGGCCCCAACACGGACCCGGACTCTCCGCTCGACCCCGAGGGCAGCATGTCCGGCAAGCGCCTCAGCCAGCTCCTCGGACTCACCCCCGAGGAGTACCTGGAACGTACGGTCCGGGTGAACGCCAACCCGGACCACCACGGCTCCACCGCCTCCAGGGGCGCTCGGGACAGGGCCGCCAACCACCTGGAAGCCAGCGCCTACAGACCGTTCCTGGTGCTCGGCAAGCAGGCCCTCAGGGCCATGCCCGAACGTTTCCGGAGCATGGAGATCGGGGACGTGCGAGAGAACGTCCTGCTGCTCCCGCACACCAGCGGGGTCTGCAGGGTGTGGAACGACAAGGAGTACATGGCCGCGCTCGGCGAGTTCGCCAGGGCGTTTGTGTCAGTCTAGCCCAGAGAGGGAACACATGGAGATCGACCGCAAGGACTTCCCGGAGACGGGCAAGTTCATGGTTATGAAGAAGCGGGGCGGCAAGAAGCCCCGCCGGATGCACGACACCTTCGACGAGGCCTCGCAGGAGGCCGTGCGCCTCAGCGGCAAGACCGACGGGGCGACGTTCATCGTGATACAACAGCAGGGCCGAGCCAAGGGGCTTCCCTCCAACCAGGAGAACACGCAATGACCGACATGCACATCCCGGAGGGGTTCCTCCGCGGGCAGACCGTGCGCGACCGGGTGACCGGCTTCACGGGCGTGCTGGTGTCCTTCGCCGAGCTGGCCAACGGCTCGGTGCACGCGCAGCTGCAGCCCAAGATGAAGGAGGGCGAGGCCTCCATCCCCGACCTCGTGAGCATGGACTTCTTCACCCTCGAGGTGGTGGACAACGCGCTGGTCGGCATCATGCCGCCGGTGGAGGGCTCTTTCGCCGTCAACCTGGGCGACCGGGTTCGCGACCGCGTCACCGGCCTCACGGGCGTCGTGAGCGAGCGCGTGGTCCAGCAGAACGGCTGCTTGTTCGTCCACGTCCAGCCCAGCACCGACCACGGCCTCAACAGCCCGCGCGGCGCCTGGGCGGACCACAAGCAGGTCACGAAGATCGGCGGCACCAACCCGATCACCACGCCCGTGACGCCCCGCACGTCGGGCTGCGCCACGCGGACGGGCACCCGCTGCCGTTGAGCTGCATGATACTTGACGTCCTCGCGCTTCTCGAGGCGGAGGAACACGGGAGAGAGAAGATGACCGACATCGAGGCGGCCATGCCGCCGGTCAAGCAGGAGCTGGACAGGCTGGGCCTCCGGCTGCTGCACATGAACAACACGTCGAACCCCTGGAACGCGGGCACCCGCTCCTGGACCGCCGTGTACAAGGTCGAGGGGCCCTTCATCTACGTCTCCGTGACGTGGCTGAACCCCAAGGACAACTACTCGAGGCGTATCGGAGCCCGCAGGGCGATCGACCTGTTCGAGAGCGGGGAGACCTTCCGGGTGCCCCGCAGCAAGGTCGTGCCGGCGGACAGGATCCTCACCGGCATGTTCAACGTACCCGTCAAGTGATCTCAAGAGAGGAACAGAAGATGAACGCACTACTCAGCTACGAGAACATGGTCGCCGCCACGCAGCGCCTGCGCGACCTCAACACCCCCGAGGCGCTCGAGGGGGACGAGCGGGTGCTGGCCGTGGCCGAGAAGCTCGCCGCCTCGGACTTCGGCTGCCAGCACCATAACGTGCGCACCCTCGTCGCGGCCATACTCGGCGTCGACGAGGTGCCCGACCTGCGAGCCGCGGCCGTCCGCGAGTTCGTGGAAGGAGCCGTCATCAGCGTCGGCGACAGCAGGTACCTCGTTAGGGCCCTCGACGGCGACAACGACGCGCACGTCTTGCGAGAGGACTTCAGCCTGACGTACGGCCCCTCAGGCAACCGCTACGTCACGCGGCGAGATACCCTGTGGCGCGTCGCCAGCGACGAGGAGATCCGAGGCTTCTGCGTAGCGATCGGCGTGCCCGTGCCGGAGGCGGACTGAACAACCCAGGGGAGGCCAGCGTGGTCTCCCCACCTACAGGAGCGACTGAATTGAGCGATACAATCAAGATCGACAGCCGGGTGCGAGAGCTCGGCCAGTTCGCCATGGAGGTCCGCAACGAGGACCTCAAGAGCGAGCCCATGTTCTTCAACTGCGACCTCAACTTCGCGATGGAGGAGGGCGGAGACGTGACCCGGAGCTTCATATCGGCCCTGCCGCCGGAGTGGTTCATGGGCGACGTCGTGTTCGACAGCCGCGTCCACATGCTGATGCCCGGCTGGTACCCGGCGATCCCCGGCTTCCACCACGACGACGTGCCCCGCCCGGAGCGCATCCCGGTGGGCCAGCACTTCGCCACGGCGGGCCAGCCCGACTACCGCGACATGCGCTACAAGGCCGAGCACATCCTTGGCCTGGTGCACGCGGAGGTGGCCCCGACGGAGTTCGCCGTCGGCGAGATCGAGCTGCCCCTGCTCGACCTGTCGGACCCGACCCAGCTGGTGTACCGCACCTGGCACTACAAGGTGCTGGAGGCGCTCGCCGAGGGCCGGATGCAGCGGTACGAGGCCCCGGACAGGACCCTCGTGCAGTTCGACTGGCAGTCGTTCCACCAGGCGGTGCGCGCGAGGGCGAACGGCTGGCGGTGGTTCGGCCGCGTGACCCGCAACAGCGACCGGACGCGCCGGATCACCAACGAGATCCGCTCGAACGCGCAGGTGTACCTCGAGTTCCCGATGGAGGGCTGGTGATGGACTTCAAGATCGACCACAGGGGCAACCCGCGGCTTCACAGGCTGTACGTACGCTACGCCATCGAGCATTTGAAGCCGATGATGGAGTGCGTCGACGACCTGGAAGGCCAGAGCCGGGTCAACGCTCTCGTCACTGCGGGTCTGCTCCGGCAGCGCATGCGGGAGCTCGTCCTCGAGGACAGCGCGTACTTCGAGGCCGGCGCTCTCCTGTTCGCGGGGGCAGACACTACCTCCTACTTCGTTGATGAGAAAGGAAAACCGAGTGGTTAAGATCTTCCTGGACTGCGACGGCGTGCTCGCGGACTTCGACAGGGCCGGCGAGATGACCTTCGGCCGCCCTCCCCGCGAGGCGGAGCGCGTCCTGGGCACTTCGGTGTTCTGGACGACCCTCCAGAACGAGGGCGGCTTCTACCGGCGCATGCCGCTCATGCCGGACGCGATGGAGCTGTACGAGGGCGTGCGGCACCTGTCGCCGACCATCCTCACCGGCTGTCCCCGAGGCGACTGGGCGGAGGCGCAGAAGGTGGGCTGGGCGGAGGAGCACTTCCCCGGCGTGCCCATCATCACCTGCCGCAGCGCGGACAAGCGCGACAGCATCGAGTCTCCGGGCGACGTGCTGATCGACGACTGGCCGCAGTACCGGCACCGCTGGATCGAGCACGGCGGCGTGTTCATCAGCCACTACGACGCGGCCAGCTCGCTGTCGGCCCTCTGGGCGCACTACCCCGAACTCAAGCGAGGAGAATGAAGTGGACAAGGAACTGAAGGCCAAATGGCTAGAGGCGCTGCGCTCGGGCGACTTCCCGAAGACCAAGGGAAGGCTCAAGTCGGCCCGTGCGCGCGGCACCGGCGTAGCGGGTTTCTGCTGCTTGGGCGTGCTCTGTGAGGTCATCGAGCCAGGCAGCTGCGACCGGTGGGCGCGGAACGAGGCTGGCTACTTGGCCTCCCAGCATGGCTACATCCCCGAGAAGTTGGCCGGCACTGCCGGGATCGACGAGCAAAAGCAGGTTGAGCTGGCTACCCTCAACGATGCGTTCGGCTCCAACGACTTCACGTCGGTGATCGGGGTCATCGAACGCGATCTCTAGAACTCAAGCGAGGTTAACGATGAAGCTATTCCCATCCATCGAGCAGTTCCGGCACGTCGTCCGCGCCGTCCGCGACAGGGCAGCCTTCGACGACGCGCCGGTGCCCATCCTGCACTGCTCCGGCACCGTGAAGATCCACGGCACCAACGCGGGCATCCGGCGCTGCGAGGACCGCAGCCTGCGCTACTTCTCCCGCAGCCGGGAGATACAGGTCGGCAACGACAACGCCGGCTTCTGCGCGGCCATGTCCGAGCTGGCCGACAACGTCCTCCAGGACCTGTTCGACGACCTCGAGCGGGACCTAAAGGGCGAGGGCCCCGTCACAGTGTTCGGCGAGTGGTGCGGCCCCGGCATCCAGAAGGGCGTCGGGGTGAACCTTTTGCCGAGCAAACTGTTTGTCATCTTCGCTGCCCTGCGCGGCGACGAGTGGATGGACATCCGGCACCTCAGGCTGGCGGACTCGGCCGGCCCGCACGGCATCTACTCCGTGTACGACTTCGGCGAGTACGCCATGGTCGTCGACTTCAGCAAGCCGGAGCTCTCGCAGAACCGTCTGGTCGAGGTCACGGAGCGGGTCGAGGCTCTCTGCCCCGTGGCGGAGTTCTTCGGCCTCGAGGGCATCGGCGAGGGCGTCGTGTGGAAGCCCACCTCGCCCGAGTACTCGGACAGCCGCTACTGGTTCAAGGTCAAGGGCGAGAAGCACTCCTCCAGCAAGGTCGCCAAGCTGGTCGAGGTGGACGTCGAGGCCTTCCGCCGCAAGGAGGAGCTGGTCGCGGCGGTCGTCACCGAGAACCGCATGGCGCAGGGCATGGCCCTGTTCCTGCAGGAGCACGACCTCGAGCTCAAGAACATCGGGCACTTCCTGCGGTGGGTCTTCAACGACGTGCTGAAGGAGGAGCGCGACCGCATCGAGGCGAGCGGGTTCAAGGAGAAGGACCTCGGCAAGAACATCGCCGACGTCGCCAAGCGGTACTACCTCTTGAAGATGGGAGAGAAGACTTGAAGACCATCAAGAGCGGGCACCGCTACGAGCTCGACAACCTGAAGACGGACGGCACCCAGGTGCTGCAGTTCTACCAGGACCCCGAGATCCACGGGAGCCTCGTGCAGGGCACCTCCTCCCAGGAGGTCCTGCGGGCCCTGATCGAGCGCATGATCTCGCTCGACAAGGAGTGCCCCGGCGACGAGAACAAGAAGATCATCGAGCACCTCCGTGCGGCCCTGATCCTCCACGAGGTGCGGGCCCTGCGGCGCAAGCTCGAGAAGCGGGGCCGTCCCGAGCTCGAGTTCGTCGGGCAGGACGGCCACGTCGCCTCCATCAACGGGACACGCCGCTGATGGGTAACAAGCACCAGGTCTACGGCTGGACGTTCGGCCGCCCCTGGGGCCTCGATGACGAGCCCGAGGTGTGGTACTACAAGACGCTGTACGACGGCAACAGCCTGCTCGCGGCCCTGTGGACGGCGCTGGGCAGCAGGGGCAGCTACGGCTGCGTGAAGATCAAGATCCGCTGACTCAAACGAGAAGGAACATAGTATGCTGTACATCACGGTCGGAGACACCAACGCCTACGTCACCCTGAGCAACGAGGCGGCGGACAAGCTGGGCGCCCGCGCGGACGTCTCGCTCGACGGCGGCTTCCTCGTCCTGGAGCCCGTCGAGAGCGGCGGCCTGAAGGTCCAGCGCAAGGCGAGTAACCGCCACATCCTCAACATCCGCGGGGTCGACGCCCAGCTGTTCGAGCTCACGTCGATGACGCCGACGCCGCGCGTGATCAACACCCAGCGGGGCTTCCGCATCGACGTGTCGGCGTTCCTCGCGGACGCGCCGCCCAAGCCGGAGGCCAAGCCCGAGGTCGTGGAGGCCGAGGAGGTGGTCCACAAGAGCGACGCTGAGATGAACGCTAGCGAGGCCGCCAAGGCCGTCCGCGTGCTCAACGCCTGCCTGCGCCGCTTCCCCGGCCTGCTCGTGGCCACCTTCGACAACAACAAGCGCGTCGAGGTCTACGCCAAGGTCAACTGAACCCAAGCCAAGGAGGCAACAATGTTCTATCTTTTTAAGAAGCCGAAGGGCAAGCTGTCGGAGGTGGACTGCAGCGCCGAGGCGTTCCTCGCTTGGGCGAAGGGACGCGACCCGGACGAGGGGTACCAGTTCACCGACTGCACCGACTGTGCCTTCGCCCGGTACCTGCGCTCTCAGGGCGTCGACGCGAGCGTGTCCGTCGGCACCTGGCGGGAGAGGAAGGGCAGTTTCTACTACCCGTACGACAGGCGCCTGGACTTCTCCGGCGCTCTGCAGGCGAAAACCATGGGCGAGGCGGTCAGCCTGCTCGAGAAGAACCTCAAGGGAGACAACTGATATGACCGACAACTTCCCAGCATTCGCCCGTCGCGTCGCAGACAACTGGGAGCGCATGAACGCGGGCGAGCTCTTCGTCGTCGAGGTCTCGGACCCGTTCGCGCTCTACCTGGGCGCGTTCCCCGCCGGCACCGACCCGATGTTCCGTGAACGCACCCAGCACGACTGCAACTGCTGCAAGTCGTTCGTCCGACACCTCGGCGTGGTGGTCGGCTTCATGGACGGGCAACGCGTCACGGCCTGGGACGGCTGCGACGACCTGCCCGAACCGTACCCCACGGTGGCCCGAAGGATGCGCGACCTCGCCCTCCAGGCCCCGATCTCGGGCGTCTTCCGGGCGTCGGAGCGCGGCTACGGGGCCGAGAGGAACCTCGACAACTACATGGTCGGGCACTGGTGGCACCACTTCCACGGCGCGGTGGCCAACCGCCACTTCTCGCACCAGCCAGGCGCCGATCGCGGCGCTCGGGACACCCTCGCCAAGGTGTACCTGCGCGGCCTCCGGGAGATCCAGCCCGAGGCTCTCGCCACGGTCGTGGACCTGATCGAGTCGGACTCGCTGTACCGCGGTGCCGAGTTCCTCGAGAAGGTCAAGAAGTTCGCCGCCCTCAAGCGGCGCTTCGACGAGGCCGCGGGCGACGCCGACTTCGCGTGGCAGACCTTCTCGATCGACACGGCGGGCTTCCGCAACGAGGTCATCGGCACCCTCGTCGTGGACCTGTCCTCGGGCGTGGAGCTCGACCAGGCCGTGCGTATGTTCGAGAGCAAGGTGGCCCCGACCAACTACCGCCGACCGACGGCCGTGGTCACCCCGAAGATGGTCGAGTCCGCGCTCGGCACGCTGCGGGAGCTCGGCCTGGAGGACGCCGTCCAACGCCGCCACGCGCGGATGGAGGACGTGTCCGTCGACGACGTGCTGTACGTGGATAACTCCGAGAGGAGCCGCGTGCGGGGCGGGCTCGAGTCGCTGCTCATGTCAGACGCGAAGCGTCCCGCGAAAAAGAGGCCGGCGGAGGGGGCCACCGAGGTGTCCGCCGACGAGTTCTTCCGCGAGGTGGTCCCCGGAGCCTCCCTCATCGAGGCGGTCCTGGAGCCCCGCCACGGGCGCAACTTCGTGTCGCTCACGGCGGGCGACCCAGGGCTGTTCAAGTGGGACGGCGGCCTGTCGTGGTCCTACGACGGCGACGTGACCGACTCCATCAAGGAGAAGGTCAAGCGCGCGGGCGGCCGCGTGGACGCCCCCATGCGGGCGTCGTTGGCGTGGAACAACCACGACGACCTCGACCTGCACGTCGTAGAGCCGGGCGGCAGCCGGGTCTACTTCGGCAGCAAGGTGGGCCGCTACGGCACGCTGGACATCGACATGAACGCGGGCGGCCACCGGAACCGCCAGCCGGTCGAGAACGTGTACTTCCGCTCGGTCCCGCAGGGGCAGACGACGGTGCGCGTGAACCAGTTCCACAAGCGCGAGTCGGTGGACACCTCCTTCGAGCTCGAGATCGAGCTGCTGGGGGCGCTCTACCGCTTCGAGCACGACGGGCCGCTCGCCGACGGGCGCAGCCTGTCGGTGGACGTCAACGTGGTCGGCAGCAACGTGGTGGTCACCCCCGAGAAGGGCTGGCGCACCTCCGAGGGCCGACAGGTCGACAAGTGGGGCGTCCGCACGGGCGTCCCGGTCCGCGTCCGCGCCGCGATGGTCTCGCCGAACCACTCGGGGGAGACCTGGCAGGGCGGCCAGAAGCACCACTTCCTGGTGCTGGACGAGTGCCTCAACCCGGACCCGGTGCGGGGGCTCTACAACGAGCAGCTCAAGCCGGAGCTGGCGGACAAGCACAAGCGGGTGTTCGAGCTCCTCGGCTCGCGCACCAAGGCCGACTACTCGGACGAGCAGCTGAGCGGCGTGGGGTTCTCCTCGGGGGACGTCACGCTGCTGGCGGACGGTCGACCCTACAAGGTCACGTTCGCTTGACCGACGACCTGGTGTACGGGGGCTGGGCGGCCCTCGTGCTCCTGTTCGTAATCGTCCAGCTCTGGAAGCTCTTCGAGCAAGGTAAAAGGATGCGGCCCGTGGAGGAGGCGATCGAGCGGCTGGTGTCCCACAAGGACGGCCTGCCGCTGCTGCGGATGATCGCGTCGGGCGAGGTGCGGTGGCGCACCAGGGGTCCTACGGCGGACTCGCTGGACGGGCTCATCTCGATCGACAAGGACATCTACTTCTACATGTACGTCCGCTGGCGGGGCAACCGCTACAACGTGGACAACCTCGCGCCGCACCACATGGCGAGCATGCTCACCTGCGCGGCCTTCAACCAGTCGAGGGTCTCGCGGGCGACCGACGACTACACGGCCTACCTGGAGAAGATGCAATGAGCTTCGCAGACCTGCACGAGCGGGAGACCGCTCTCAAGCACGGGAGGGTGTACGACCTGGACGGCCTGCCGCCGTACGGGGAGTCGCCGACGTCTCCCGTGGTCAAAGGAGGCCCTCCCAGGCCTCCCTGCCACGAGGGACCGGGGAAGAAGTTCTTCCTCGCCGTCTTCCTGCTCATCGTTTCCGTAGCGGTCGGCATCCTCGCCCACCGCATCTACAACTGAAGGAGTGAACACCATGGACAAGATCTTCGAGACCGCCTCGCGCAAGAAGCTGCGCTTCCCCTCGGCCCGCGGCGACCTCACCGTCGAGCAGCTGTGGGACATGAAGATGACCTCGGTCAACGGCTTCTCGCTGGACGCCGTGTACCGCGGCATCAAGACCGAGCTCAACGGCCAGATCGACGAGGGCCTCGTGCCCGTCGGGTCGAACCCCGAGAAGGAGCTGAACGAGCTCCGCCTCGAGATCGTCAAGCGCGTCTTCGACGTCAAGCAGGAGGAGGCCGCGAAGGCCGCCAACCGCGTGCAGCGCTCGGAGGAGCGTCGCAAGGTGCTCGAGGCGATCGCCAACAAGAAGGACGAGCAGCTGTCGCAGGCCTCCATCGAGGACTTGGAGAAGAAGCTCGAGGCCATCGACTCGGCCGACTGAGCCGCACACGGGAGGGCTCATCGGCGGGCCCTCCCCACCTCAAAGGAGAGACTAGTTGACACACTTCATCCCGGCCCTCTGGGCCCTATCGTTCGTCGGACTTCTCGCGCTGTTCGCGGTCGTGTGGAGCCACTTCATGCTCTACAGGTACCTGTACTACACACGCGATTGGGACCAGGACGAGGCGGGCGCCGCCACCTTCGTCTACCTGCTCTTCTGGCTCGCGGGCGTGTTCGCCCTAGTGCTGGCGACCTCGTCGTCGTGAGCGTCGACGTCAGGGAGACGAGGGAGCTCACGTTTACCCTCGGCAAGGTGACGGTGCTCGCCACCATCAAGCCCGAGAAGACGACGCTCAAAGTCATCAACAAGGAACCCAAGGAGGGCGTCACGCGCGGCCTGGGCCACACGCTCGACCTGTCCACGGAGGGCTTCCTCGACCTCGTCGAGCTGGGCCCCGAGGTGGTCCGCCGCGCGTCCATAGAGAGAAAGGAATAGGAATTGTTGATCAACGTACTGATGACGCTGCTCGTGCTCGCAGGCTTCGGCCTCCTCGTGGGGTGGACCATGGCGCGCGTCGCCCACAATAACTTCGAGGACCCGACCCTCGGCCACGGCATCGCCGGGCTGTCGTTCATCGTGTTCGTGGTCGACCTCGTCGCGCTGCTGCTGGCGACGATCTGGTCGTGAGCGTATCCGCGACCGCGCGCTTCACGCTCACCGTCGACGTGCCCCTGGGCACATGGGACGAGGGCGAGAAGATGTCCCACCTGCGCGAGATCGCCAGGCGCGAGGGCATACCGAAGCTCCGCAGGGAGATGGGCGAGGTCCGCTACGCCATAGTCGGTGAGCCGAAGCTCATCTCCATGATGGCGGCCGACACCTGAACCAAGAGGAGAACTGACGACATGTACTACCTGCTGCTCATCGTGTGCGCGCCCCAGATGCGCTGCCACGCGGAGCCCCTGACCTTCCCCTCCCTGGCCGAGTGCCAGCGTGGGCAGGCCAAGCTCCGGACGCTGCCCAACAAGGGCAACTACACCTGGAACGAGTGCCGCTCGGTCGACGAGGACTTCAAGCGGTGATCCACGTCTTCAGGGACGAGACCGAGTACACCTCGGCCAACATGACCATGCGACAGCTCGCGGCGGCCACCCTCGTGGTCTTCGGCATCGGCCACGGCGTGTACAAGGTGGTCAAGAACCGCAACAGCCCCGCGCTGTACCTCGACAGGGAGCACCTGCTCGAGCTCGTCTCGACGGCGACCCAGAAGCAGGCAGCGCCCAGCTGACCACAAACAGCCCCTCCGGGGACACAATCGGCGCGCCCCTCGGGGTACGTCGGTCGTGTCCTCGGAGGGGCAACCACCCTTATTTTTTTCCGACGGCCTTGGCGCGACCCCGTTAAATTAACCCCTATGCCGCTCCCCCGCCGTACCCTCACGGGGTAGGGTATGAGGTATGTCCCCCTAAGAGAAGACCCTAAGGGGTGCCCTCTCCCAGGGAGGACAAGAGTGGGGAGGGGTGGGCCACCGCGCTTGGGGAAGCGAGGGGATGCCCGTTGACTTAACGATGCGCGGGCGGCGGGATGCCAGCTCGTGCCACAACCACGCAATCGAGAGGACACGCAATGGACGCGCGGAACGCCGTCATTGAGCAGCCCCGAGCGAGCGGCGGCGCGATCGACCACGTGAAGCGCTACCACGCCGGGTCCGAGCGGTCGAAGGACAAGCTCAGGCAGCTCAGGTTCGACCCAATAGAGAGGCTCGTGGACGAGTACCACGACATCAACCGCCTGATCAAGGAGGAGGAGGACTACAGAGACGAGCGGAAGGTGCGGCTGCACCCGGAGAGCGGCAAGGCCGTGCTCTGGCGGCCGGACATGCTGCTCAAGCTCATGGAGGAGCGCTCGAAGATCTCCGACAGGCTGCTGCGCTACGGCTACGGCAGGGTGCCCGAGGTCAACGTCAACGTGGACCAGGCCCCTCCGCCGTTCATCGTGCAGACCACCCGCAAGGGCGAGGTCTACCACACCGGCGTGGCGGACATCGACATGGACGAGGTGGAGGACCTGGGGGCCGGTCTCTGATGAGCGGCGTCCACCTCCACGAGGGCCAGACCGAGGCCTACGAGGACCTGTTCGTGGACCAGCTGCACCGCTTCGTGGTGGTCAACTGCGCCCGCGGCTGGGGCAAGAGCTACTTCATGGCCGCCTGCGCCGTGACCGCAGCGTACGAGCTCATGGCGCTCCCCGCGACCGTGCCCAACAAGCGCGTCGCCGTGATCGCCCCGACGTACGACCAGGTGACGGACATCTACTGGCCCGTGCTGGCCTACGACATGGGCCTCGAGGCGCTGGCCGTGAAGTCCTCCCAGGACCAGGCCCGCTTCCTGCTGCCCAACAACGTCGAGGTCCGCCTGCTGTCCTACGAGGCGGTCGAGCGGATGCGCGGCAAGGGCTACTACTTCGTGGCCTGGGACGAGGTCACCAGCTGCGTGCGCGGGCAGGACCCGAAGAAGGCCTGGGAGAAGATCATCAGGCCGTGCATCTCCACCCGCTGGTCCCCGAAGAACGCTGCCCGGCTGGGCGCGAGGTCGGCGGGCAGGGCGGTGATCGCCTCGACCCCCAACGGCTTCGACTACTTCTACGACCTGTTCAACATGCAGGACGGCGACCCCGCGAACTGGAAGTCGTACCACTACGACTACACCGGCTCGCCCTTCCTGGACCCCGACGAGATCGAGTCCATCAGGGGCTCCATCGACACCCGCGCCTTCGCGGCGGAGTACCTGGCCCAGTTCAAGGACTCGGGCAACAGCGTGTTCTACTGCTTCGACCGCAAGGTCCACGTGCGCAGGGACCTGGAGCCTTTCAGGCCGCCGACCCACAGGACCGTCCAGGACGGCGAGGACGTGCACGCCTGCATCGACTTCAACGTCGGCATCCAGGCCACGAGCATCTTCGCCAAGAGGGGCGACCAGATGCACTTCCTGGACGAGCTCCACGGGCACCCGGACACCGAGCAGCTGGCCGTGGCCCTCAGGGGCCGCTACCCAGGGCACAAGATCTACGCCTACCCCGACCCCAGCGGGCGGGCGAGGAAGACCTCCAGCCCGGTGGGCACGACCGACTTCGCCATCCTCGAGAGCAACGGGATCAGGTGCCTGGCCCACGCCAAGGCTCCCCCGCTGGTGGACTCCGTGAACGCCGTCAACGGTCTGCTGATGAACTGCAGGGACGAGTCCCGCATGTTCTTCCACCCGGACTGCAAGCGGACGATCGAGAGCATGGAGAGGTCCCGCTGGGTCGACAACAACCCGAACACCGCGACCATAGACAAGAGCGAGGGCGTGGAGCACCACTCGGACGGCGTCAGGTACGCCTCCGACTACCTGTTCCCCGTCAGGAGCGCCAAGAGGGCCTCCGCGCGCGGGTTCAACTTCTAGGAGGGCTGAGATGCTCGACAACACTGAGTACGCGCTCAGGAGCCTGGCCATCTTGGTCTGGGGCCTGGCCGCGCTGGGGGCCTTCGCGACGGCGGTCCCCCGCATCTTCTTCGGGCACAGGACCGAGGAGAGGGACACGCTGGTCGCCGTCCTCGGGCTGGCGGCGCTGCTGTTCGTCGGCTACAGCACCAACATCGTATTCCTGTCCACCGACACGGACGTGGCCTCGGCGCTGACCGCCCTGTCCATCTGCCTGTCGTTCTACTCCGTCAACATGGTGTACCGCTACTGGAAGGACAAGCGCTCGTGAGCGGCCCCGCGCAGGTAGCCATCGACGGCATCAGCATGGGCTCCGCCATCACGGGCGCGGGCGTGTGGACGGGCGTGCTGACCCTGTTCGGCATCATCTGGAAGAGCCGCGTCCCCATGCGCAAGCTCAACCTGGACGCCGACGAGACGCTCCGCAAGGACCTGATGGAGCAGATCAACAAGAAGGACGCCGAGCACGGGGAGCGCGTGAAGGACCTCGAGACGAAGATCGAGGGGATGCGCAAGAGCTACGAGGGCAAGCTCGAGGCCATGCGGGCGGGCTACGAGGCGAAGCTCGAGGCGGAGAGGGCGACCCACGCCGCGGAGCTCGCCATCGTGCGCCACCGCATGAACAACCTGGACCAGTGTCTGACGATGATGCTGGCCCTCATCGAGTCCAACCCCGACAAGGCGGGCTCCGTAGTCCAGAAGGTCACGGAGATGCGCGTCAGGCAGGAGCAGATGGAGGCCGACGAGAAGGCCCGCATCAGGGAGGCCCAGATCACGTCCAGCGCGGCGGCGGCGGCCTTCGCAGAGACGAAGGAGGAGTAGCACATGGCGCGTTCCCTCATCGCACAGACCACGCTGGACCCCGCCTCCGACCCAGGCTCCGTCCTGTTCTCGCTGGTCATGGGCGAGCAGCTGGAGTTCCCGGTGGACCTCAGCTTCTACCCGGACGCCAGCCAGCTGGTGTTCAAGCCCGTGGTCATGGAGTCGGACAACCAGCCGGGCCAGAGCTCGCCTCCCCTGTCGGTCAAGACGGGAGGGGCGTCCACCCTGCTCACCACCCGGCTGCCCTCCTTCAGGGGCGACTGGACCAACACGGTGTACAGCAGGGGCGACCTCGTGCAGTACGCGGGCACCTACTGGGAGCTCTCCCAGGGCGGCTCGTACAAGACGCTCACCGACCCCGCCCGCGACCCGCTGTGGAGGCCCTCGGGGCTGAACCGGGTCTACGTGCGCTTCCCGCTCACGCTGGGCTCGAACTGGTCGCAGAAGCCGACCCCGACAAGCAGCGTGTACGGGTTCGTCGAGCTGGCCTGCACCGAGAACCCCATGACTAGCTTCCCCTACACCTGGAAGCCCGTGCGCGGCGTGGTCGAGCTGCAGTTCTCGCCGACGCAGCTGGTGACGTAGCGTGAGGGCGGACTCCAGGCCGGAGGTCGTCAGCGCCTCGTCGGACAGGCCGCCCCTCGTGGCGTCCAGGGCTCCCGAGGCCGTGAGGTCAGGGGGAGCGCCCACCGCGCAGCAGGCGCAGGTGTCCCCGGACGCCAGCACCGTCGGGCCCCAGAGGCCGGGCGGGATACAGAACCAGGCCACGGGGGGTGCCAACCAGTACCTACTCCACAACTACGTGGCCAACAACTACACGGGGACCTCGTAAGACATGGCTCAGCCAGCCTACCCCACGCTGAGGAGCACCAACGGCGGCCCCATCTCGTTCGCGCAGATGGACGCCAACCTGCTCCTCCTCAACAACCTCTTCATCGGGGACACGCCGCCCGTGGGGCAGCAGGGCAAGCCGTACGTCTGGATCCAGACCAACGTCAACGGCGTCACCGGTGACCTAGCCATCTGGGTAGAGGACGGCAACTAGATGCTGCAGAACGTATTCGGCGACGTCGCCAGCGAGCGGACGACGGGCATCGTCTCCGTGCTGCTGGGCCGCATCGCCAACATCCTGGGCTACCTCAGCCCTGACACCAGCGGCAGGCTCCGCGTCGTCCTGGCCGACGGTGCCAGCTCCATCGCGGGCATGGGCTCGGTCGGGGGCTACAACGCCCAGTACGACCAGTACGGCCAGATGATGCAGGGCGCCATGAACAACCGCGCATTCATCCAGGTGAGCTGACACATGCCGACGCAAGTAAACCTCCGCAAGCTGCTGGACCGGAAGCAGTGGGAGCCCTGCTCCTTCGCCCCCGGCAACAGCGGCCCCAACACCTTCGTGGCCGCGAGCAAGGCCGACAGCCACAAGTTCATGGCCACCTCGAGCACGAACGTGTTCATGTACGACCCCCTGGACGACGGCTGGACCTACCTGCCGAACCCGGCGATGGGCGGCACCTTCGGCGGCGGCACCTGCGGGGGCTGCGGGCTGCAGGGGCCTTCCGGGACCGCCACCGGCGGCGGCGCGAGCTCGATCAACACCAACCTCAACCTGCCGATCGACCTGCGCGGCTACCGCGTGCGGATCATCTCGGGCCCTGGGGCGGGCTCCGAGCGCGTCATCCGGTCGAACACCATCGGCGCGAACTCGGTCATCACCGTCACCGCGCCCTTCTCGGCCGCCATCACCAGCGCCAGCCAGTACGTGCTGCTGACGGGCCGCTTCTACTTCTTCAACGGCGGCACGCTGTCCGCGACGAGCTTCAAGTACTACGACACCGCGACCAACGCGTGGGTGGCCCTCTCGGTCACCGGCCTCCCGGCCTCGTTCGGCACCGACGCCAAGCTCATCGTCACGGACTCCGTGGCCACGTACATCTCCGGCACCGCCACCGGGGGCAGCGCCAACACGCTGGTCAACTCGGGCAAGACCTGGGCAACCAACGCCTGGGCCAACATGCAGATCCGCGTGACCGAGGGCACCGGCGCCGGCCAGGTGAGGACGATCGCCAGCAACAACGGCACGACCCTCACGACGACCGCTAACTGGGCCATCAACCCGGACAGCACCAGCAAGTACGTGGTCGAGGGCAACGACGACTACATCTACCTGCTGGGCAACAACTCGACGGCGATGTACCGCTACAGCCTGACGGCGAACGCGTGGACCACGCTGGCCCCCACGACGGCCCGCGCCGCGCAGCCCTCCTCGGGCATGACCGCCAACTGGATCAACGGCGTCACCGCCGCGGACTGGCTGGACGAGAGCGTGCCCGTGAGCAACGGCCGGTACATCTACTCGTTCCGGGGCAACGGCTCCCAGAACCTGGACGTCTACGACATCTCCCTGAACACCTGGGTGGCACAGCCCTACGCGCCGGCCAACGACGCGATCGGCAGCTCCGGGTGCGCGGAGAGCATCGGCGGCTTCATCTACTTGATGCTCGGCTCCGGCGGGCGCATGATCAAGTTCAACATCGCCACCAACACGATGGAGCCCTGCGGGCAGCTCTGGTACTCCCAGGCTAGCGCGATCACGGGCGACCGCATGTTCAGCCACTCGTACATCGACGGGGCTACCCGGCTGGACTTCCTGTACTACAACACCGCATCGCAGAACATGCTGTTCCGCATGCTCATCATCTGAAGGAACGAGTGAAATGAGCGACATCGACATGAACGACGACGTGTTCGACCCGAAGCCCGCCGCAGAGGCGCCGGACCGTCCCCAGGTGCTGATCGACGACGACCAGAAGTTCGACGTCCAGCCCGAGAACTCGGCGAACCCCGACGCCGCGCCCTTCCGCGACCGCGTGCCGGCCAACTGGATCGTGCACGAGATGGAGGACGGCCGCGTCGCGGCGCGCAACCCGCTCACCCAGGAGCGCTTCGAGGGCACCCGTGAGGCCCTGAACGAGAAGCTCGCCGGCTAATGGACGAGGCCACCTTCGACCAGCTCAGGGGAGCCGGCTTCCGTAACAGGACCTCAACGGCCAAGACCTCTGCTGCGGCGGAGGTGGCCAAGACCGTCGCCGACCCGTCGCTGGCCTACGAGAGCCTCGCCTACAGCAGGCTCAAGGCCAGGGCGGTGTGCTCGGGCGAGCAGGCGGTGAAGGACATGGACTCCGTGCTGGACGTCTACGCCTTCACCAACCTGCTGATCCCCTTCTCCCCGAGCATGACGCAGCAGCAGTACAACTTCTACAAGGCCGAGGCGGAGCTGCCCGGCATCTGCGCGCAGTTCGCCAAGACGCTCGTGGGCGGCCTCCTGCGCAAGCAGCCGACCCTGGAGCTCCCGGACTCCGTGCCCGACGACGCCAAGAGCTGGATCGTGGACGAGTTCGGCAAGGACGACAGCCCGCTGTCCGCCTTCATGGACGAGGCCATCTACGAGGAGGTCAAGACCTCCGGCGCGTGGGTCTTCGTCGACTACCCCGACGTGGACGACAAGGTGGAGGGCGCGAAGCCCTACCCCGTGCTGCAGCCCGCCGAGGCCGTCATCCGCGCCCGCACCAGGACCAGCCCCACGGGCAGGACCGTGCTGGACCGCGTCATCGTGCGCGGCTACGTGGAGCGATACGACGAGGACGAGTACGAGTTCCACCCGCGCTACGTGCCCACGATCTGGGTGCACGAGCTGAACTCAGCCGGCAAGTACCAGGTGCGCATCTTCGAGGTGCCCGAGAGCACCGACAGCGTGGAGAGCACCTCGGGACGCACCCAGGTGGACCCGAGCACGACCAAGCGCCCGGTCCTGGTGGACACAGTCAAGGTGGAGATCAGGGGCGAGGAGATCGACATGATCCCCGCCTGGCCGCTGAACGGCAGCATCGACGGGCAGGAGCCCATGCTGACGCCGATCATCGACAAGGAGGTCGCGCTCTACAACAAGATCAGCCGCCGCAACCACCTGATGTACGGGGCGGCTACCTACACGCCCGTCATCTCGTCCAACATGACCGACGACAAGTTCGACGACGTGGTCAAGGGTGGGCTCGGCACCTGGCTCCACCTGGAGCAGGGCGACACCGCCGACGTGCTGGAGACGCCCACCGCGGCGCTCGACAACATGGAGAAGGCCATCGCCGCCGGCTACGAGGAGATCGCTCGGCTGGGCGTCCGCATGCTGGCCCCGGAGACGGGCGACCAGAGCGGCGTGGCGCTGGAGCTGAGGAACGCGGCGCAGACGGCCCAGATGGGCAGCCTGAACACGAAGGTCAGCAACGTCATGCGGCAGGTCATCTGCTTCATGATCAACTGGGAGTACGGCCTGGACATCAAGGTCGCGGACGTCGACTTCGAGCTGTCCAGCGACTTCAACCCAACGCCGCAGGGGCCGGACTGGCTCAGGCTGGCCACGGAGTGGTACCAGCAGGGCCTGCTCCCGCGCACCACGTGGCTGCTGATCCTCAAGCAGAACGACATGCTGCCGCCGGACTACGACGACGAGGACGGCCAGAAGGAGATCAACGCCGACGACCGCATCGTGTCAGCCCGCGAGCAGAACGACCAGCAGCAGGACAACTTCGCTGCCGGGATGGAACAGAAGCTGAAGACCCAGGAGAAGTAGAGTGCTCGACGAGGTCAAGTTCATGAGGGCGCGCCCGTACCCGGTCTCGGTGGGCGTCGTCGACAACAAGAAGGCCTTCCGTAAGGCGCTCAAGGAGATGGGCGTCCCGAAGAACATGCGGGACACGGACCCCAACGGCTACGCCACGACGCACTTCTTCGGCACCCCGAAGGGCACGTTCGTCGTCATGCAGTTCCCAAAGGACATGACCAAGAACGCCGAGGAGATGTGCCCCGCAAGCGTGATCGCGCACGAGTGCATGCACGCTGTGCAGATCATCTTCCAGACGGTGGGCGAGGACAGCCCGAGCATGGAGGCCGAGGCGTACCTGCTGGACGAGATCGTCGAGTTCGCCTTCCGCGAGCTCGGCTACGCCGTCGTCAAGCGGGACCAGCTGGCGGCGCAGGCTGAGGAGCCCGCCGAGGAGCAGATCGAGATGGACCTACCAACGAAGGACGACTGACATGGCCGAGGCCGTCAACGCAAACACACAGATGTACGATCGCGTGATCGATCGCGCCGCCATGATCCGCATGTACGAGGATCGTGTGCAGGGTAAGGTCACCCTGACGCTGGACGGTCACGAGAAGCGCCTGGACGACCTTGTCCGGGCAGCGCGCACCGACGTCAAGGGGCTGGACCGGCTGAGGGAGGCCGTGGACCAGGAGCTGCAGCGCACCTACCAGGAGGCGCACGCCGTCACCAAGAGGTCGCTAGTGGATCTGGCCGTGGACCAGCTGTCCTTCGCCTACCAGAACGTCGAGGTCGCCATGGGGCCGATCTGGCGCACCGCCCGCCCGACGCGGAGGGTCGCCGAGGAGATCGCCCTGGAGCGGCCGCTGTACGAAGACCGGACGCTGTCGCAGGGGTGGGCCGGCGTCTCGCTCTCCGAGAGGAAGCGGCTGGACGCCCTCATCCGCAGGGGCGTGGCCCAGGGTTGGACCGTGGACGAGATCGCCCTAGAGGTCCGCCGAGGCAACGTACACAACATCACGAGGATGCAGGCCAGGACGCTCGTCACGACGGCGGTCACCAGCGTGCACAACCAGGCAGATCATGAAGTCTACAAAGCGAACGCGAAGGCCCTGCAGGGGTGGCAGTACGTGGCTGTTCTGGACAGCCGTACTACTTCTCTATGCGCCCATCGCGACGGACATATTTACCCGATCGGCGACGTGGAGCACCTACCTCCAGCTCACTGGAACTGTCGCAGCACTTCTGTTCCTGTGTTCAAGAGCTGGGAGGACATCGCCAACCTCGAGGGCGCGGCGGAGGTCCGCAAGAGGAACCTGCGCAACCTGACCCCGGAGGAGCGCGCCTTCTACGACGGCCTGACGCCGGCTCGAGAGGGCTACGAGGCGTGGCTCAAGAGGCAGCCCGTGCCCGTACAGCTCAGGCACCTGGGCGAGTACAAGAAGGTGGAGATGCTGAACGCCGGGGAGCTGTCCCTGGACAAGTTCACCAAGCCCGACGGCGCGACGCTCGGCATCCGAGAGCTGCGAAAGCTCACCGACCAGGACGCCGTGGTGCCGGGCGACACGAGGCGCTTCGCCAACGCGAAGGCGCGACTGGACGCGATGCGCCTGGGCGCCTCCACGCCCGAGGACCTGTACAAGATGCAGGGCACCCTCGTCGACTACTACCTCCTGCAGGCGGGCGACCTGAACGGCAACCTCGCCGTCACCAGCTACCGCGGCACCCTGCTGCACAACAAGCGCAACACCCGTAACCGCGTGCTCTCGTCGCCCCCGACCGAGGAGCAGCTGCGCTACAACCCGCTGACCCAGCGCTACGACGACGTGCGCATCTACCAGCCCAACGCCGACGTCTACGACGGGGCGCTCAGGCGCGTGAGGGACAGCGAGGACCTGTTGCAGGGCGACAAGGACTTCGTGCTGTCCACGCTGGACAAGCTGTCCATGAAGATGGGCATGAACGAGCGGGCCGCGGTGGCGGACAACCTCCGCGTGACCATCGGCCGCTTCCGCAAGAACGGCGAGGTCTGGGGCAACTTCAAGGCCGTCTCTAACAGCCAGATGAAGTTCGACGTGATGAACGTGTCGGACGCCATCGAGACCCAGCTGCGCCGCGACGGCGACGTGCTGAGGAAGCTGTCCAGGGACGTGTACGTGGACCCGGTACTCGGGGAGACCCAGCTGAGCGAGCTCGGCGGCGACCTCGTGAAGAACATCAAGGAGCGCAACAGGTGGGACGACACGGTGGCCCCGGCCATCGCCCGAGAGCTCCGCGACTACTTCGACCTCGCCATCCCGAAGAAGATCCGCTCCCGCCTGTCCGAGAGGCAGGTGCAGGGCTTCTACCAGCGCTTCGCCGAGAGGCTGGGCGCGGCGGACAGCCCCGACAGGGACGCCCTGGCAGTGGCGCTGGGCCGCGACCTGTACAACAGCGCGAACTACAACGGCAACCGCCGGGACTGGTACAACCTGGGGCTCAAGCTCCTGGAGCAGAAGGCGGGCCACCTCTTCCAGATCGACACCTTCGGCGTGCAGAAGCGCCGGATGCGGTCGAGGCTGAGCGGCGCCTACTTCGGGCCGTACTACGACACCGTCAGCTACTACATCAAGGTCGAGGACCCGCGCATCGTCCGCTACGCCCGCCTCAACAGGCAGGTGGAGATCGGGCTGCGCGTGCCCGTCACGTCCGAGGGCCAGAGGCTGACGCTCCGGGAGGGCTACAAGACGTACTTCGTGAGGGACGGGCTGGGCTGGTACGACACCCGCCTTCCGATCGTCTCCTCGTCGAGCTTCAGCAACTTCCCCACCGAGTTCGTGGACAAGGACTTCGTGTCCGCCATGAACTGGGCGTCGGAGACTAAGTACAAGATCGACCCGGAGTTCCACGAGTTCATCCGCAAGCTGCTGTACTTCAAGGACGACCGCGGCAACGCGAAGAAGTACGACGAGCTCAACCACTACCGGAAGTACATGCTGGGGCGCGGCGACGCGTACGAGCACTTCAAGACGATGCAGTGGCTCACCGAGGGCGACCGCACGTTCTCCAACCACACCTTCATCGACATGCGCGGGCGCGTCTACTCGCGGGGCTTCGTGACCCCGCAGAGCGGCGAGAGCTTCCGCCCGTTCTTCAACACCGAGCGCAAGAAGCCCCTCGGGGAGGCCGGGCACGACGCCCTGGTCGACCAGATCGGCTCCTTCCTCGGGGGCCTGACCGACTACTTCGAGGGCAACTTCGACTCGCTCACCTTCGTGGGGCGCAGGCGGATCGCCGAGAAGTGGCGGCCCGAGCTGAGGAGGCTGGGTCAGGCCATGTTGTCGGGCAAGCCCGCGGACATGCGCTACGTGCTGGAGAGCCCGGTCGTGGCCCAGGTGGACGGCGAGGAGCTCGGCAAGTTCTTCCGCTTCGCCATGGAGGTGGCCCGCATCGACGGTCACCTGGAGGGCGGCGGGACGCTGGGCAACTTCTACACGGCGCTGGCCATGGAGCAGGACGCCTCGTCCTCGGGGGCGCAGATCATCGCGCTCACGACCAGGAACAAGCAGCTGGCCGGCCTTTCGAACGTGGTGCCTACCAACCAGAAGCGCCGCCTCTACGACGAGATCGCGGCGGCCACCTACAACGACCCGCGCTTCAAGGTGCTGAACGAGAGGCTCGGCCTCAAGCTCAAGGACCTGCAGAAGGCCGCGAAGGCCCAGAACATGGTCACGTTCTACGGCGCGGGCGAGAAGACCGGCATCCTCAACGTCGAGGGCAAGCTCGGCAAGGTGCTCAACAAGCGCGAGGGTACCTTGGTGGTGACCGCCTCGGACAGGCAGAAGGTCTTGAACGAGATCGACGCCCGCATCGCACGCGTGGAGCGGTACGACCCCGAGGGCGGCCAGATGCTCCGGGTGCTGCGCCAGGACGTGCGCGACATCTTCAACAAGGGGCAGGACCCCGGCGACGACATCATGGAGTCGCTGTACTTCCTGGACCCCGCCACGAAGGAGCTCGTGGAGAAGCTCACCCGCAGCTACGAGCAGGTGGTCACCCCGGACGACTTCAAGGGCATCGCCAAGATCATGTCCGAGCACCTGGCGGAGCAGGTCCCCATCCTCAAGGACTTCACCCGCTTCTTCGGCCGCCTCGCGAGGGCGTACCTGGAGACGGCCAAGCCCGCCAACGCCGACTTCGACTGGAAGAAGATCGCCACGCTGGCGACGAGGGGTTCCGAGAGGGGCAGGGCCAAGCTGCCTCCCCTCGTGGCCGAGACCCTGGGGCTCCCCGCGAACACCCCCGTGACGGAGCAGCTGCTGTCCCGCCTCTTCACCGACTGGAACCCCAACTCGGGGCTGGCCCAGCTGGTGTTCGGCGCTAAGAAGTCCGACACGAGGGCCGTGGGCAGACGCCTGTGGAAGCTGGACCTCGGCAGCGCCCCCGACATAGCGTCCAAGTACCTGGGCACCGACGTGCTCAAGGACGCGACGAAGGCGAGCGAGGTCAGCCTGCTGTACACCGACCAGAACGACCTGCCGAAGAGCTGGTCGAACGTGCCGTGGGTCAACTTCGACGGCAAGACGATCGAGCAGAACTTCACCCAGAGCTTCGAGGAGAGACTGGTCTACAAGGACAAGGAGGGCAACTGGATCACCAACATCCTGATGATCCCCCAGAAGACCGAGGCCAGCTACTGGGACCAGGTGCTGAACAAGGCGGGCTCCATCAACGACATCGCGGACGCCGGCAAGGCCAACACCGCGTTCGCCGTGAACGGGAACCACTCGAACGACGCCGTGATCGTCAAGCGCTTCCACCTGTGGGGCCGCGACAACAACGTGCCGACCAGCACGGTGCACGACGCGTTCTTCACCCACATCGCGGACCTGCTGCCCGGCAGGACGGCCCTCCGCGGCATCTACGCCAAGACCCTGGACAAGAACGTGGTCAAGATGACGCTCGACGAAATGAGGGCGCGCGGGCTGTCCAAGGAGTTGTACGACGCCTTCCTTGACGAGGCCATCGACAAGGGGCTGATACCCGTCGCGGGTCGGTCTGTCGTCGGCGGGAAGGTGCTGGCCGAGGAGGACATCCTCACCCAGGACGATGTGCTCGAGGAGGTCCCCTACGACTTCGAGCGTAACTACGGCTGGTACGGGGTCGGGTAGGGCCCACCCCGTTAAATTAACCCGCAAGCGGGCGCGACAGGCTGTGCCTCACCCGCGCTCCCTCGCGGACAACATTCCAGGCGACGGGCTGTGCCCTTAGCCGCATGCGAGCTGTGCTCGAAGGAAGACACGAATGAAGGTGAATCCGAAGCAGATCGAAGACCCCGACAACGAGGGTCAGATGATCGACAACCCGAACTACGACTCGACCAAGGACGAGGACGGCAACCCGATCGAGGGCGGCGGAGACGACGACGACGAGGACGACGCTCCTGCAGGCCAGACCGAGATCGAGAAGGCGGTAGCTGCCGCCCTGAAGCCGATCAAGGCCAAGCTGAACAAGGCCTACGAGGAGCGCAACACCGCGCTGACCGAGAAGGCCAAGCTCGAGAAGGCCGAGCGTGACCGGGAGACCCAGCGCCTCAAGGACGCGGGCGAGGCCGACAAGGCACACGCACGCGAGCTCGAGGACCGCGACCAGGAGCTGGAGCAGCTCCGCGAGGCCAACGTCAAGCTCACTCGCGACCGCGACGTGGGTGACGCGCTGGCAGCGTACGACTTCAAGACGCCCCGCGCGAAGGCCAACGCGATCCGTGACATCACGGAGGACCTGACCCGCAACGAAGACGGCACTTGGACGACGCGGGCGGGGGAGTCGATCGAGGAGTTCGCCAAGGCTTTCATGGAACAGGAGGATAACTCCTACCTGCTCAAGCCGAAGCAGAACCGTGGATCTGGCACGGACCGCACCAAGACCGACCAACAGGTTCGCCAGGACGGCAAGCCGAAGTCGTTGTTCGACATGTCCACCGAGGACGTGATGCGCAACATCCTTGCGGGCAAGCCGCCCCAGGGATAACCATACACAAGGACACGAATAGATGCCCGCACTCCAGGTACCGCCCGGTGCCGAGAACTTCGTTCTTCGTTCGACCATCGGCGCGTACAGCGACGAGGCGTACACGAACGCTAAGAAGATCTCCACCACGGCGGTCGTCGGCGGCAACTCGCTGATCGACAAGAACACCGAAACCTTCGTCGGCCAGATGCGCTGGTTCACGCCGATGAACCCCGTCATCAACATCGCGTCGATCACCGACCCGACCGACGGTCTGTACAACGACTTCGCGAGCGAGTTCTCGCAGTACATCAAGACCGCGCGCACGTGGGGCGCCAAGCGCCGCAACCTGAGCGAGCTGATCACCAAGGTCGACGACATCAAGCAGATGTCGAAGAGCTTCGGCGAGCACCGCGCGCAGGACGAGGACAACGCCGTACGCGCCGTGCTCAAGGGCGTGGCCGTCGCCGAGATCCTCCACGGCGCAGGCACCGCAGGCGGCGGCGCAGGCAAGGGCGGCCAGACGTTCTACAACGACCCGAACGACAAGAAGTTCGGCTTCTACGTCGACCTCGGCAACGACAAGCTCGTCGAGGACCGCGGCTCGTACGAGGGCGCTGCCCGCGCCGAGGCGATGATCCGCGCGGTCGGCATGGCCTACAAGGACTACGAGCCGGACTACATGTACTGGGTCATCGACCCGGCCGTCCGCGCCAGCATCCGCTCGGCCAACCTGATCGACGGTGACAAGGTCGTCGACGGCGACGTCGAGTTCGAGACCGTGTTCAACGGCAAGTTCCGCCTCCTGCACTCGCGCGCGGACACCTCGTTCTCGCCCGAGGAGATCGCTGCCCTGAACGGCGGCGGCGGCGTCGACATCGTCGGCCGGTACACCTCGTACCTGATCCTGCCGGGCGCGATCGCCATGGAGCAGCTGGACATCCCGAACCCGGTCGGCGTGGACAACCGCGAGGCCAGCTACCACGGCACCGGCGTGGCGGAGATCTGGCACCGCTGGGGCTTCGTCATCCATCCGGGCGGCTACACCTGGGCTGGCGACGAGGAGCACTTCCCGACCAACCAGGACTACGCCTCGGTCCGCGTGGGCAGCACGACCAAGCGCGTCGCTGACCTCCAGGCCGGCGACCACGCGACCGTAAAGGGCGTCTGGCAGCGCAAGACCGCCTCGGTCCTGTCGCTCGGCATCCTGCCCGTCTTCCACGGGTAAGCGGCCATGGTCACCCTCGTGGTAGGTTTGAACAGCAACGTGACGTACGAGCAGGCGGTCGAGTACTTCACCACCCGCATCGACGTCGCGGCCTGGGACGAGGCTCCGGAGGATGACCAGAAGAAGGCGGTCGCCACCGCTACGGCCATGCTCGACCAGCTGGACTGGGAGGGCAGGGCTCTGGACGCGTCTCAGCGCGGCGCGTTCCCCCGCAAGCTGTGCTTCTTCGACCCCCGCCTGGGCTTCCGGGTAGAGGTCGAGGGGGTGCCCGACCGGGTGGAGCAAGCCACCTGCGAGTTGGCGTACCACCTCCTGAACAACGACGGCGTGCTCGACGAGACGGGCGGGGTGCAGAGCCTCAGCCTGGGACCGATCGAGCTGTCCGGCGTGACCTCGGCAGCCCCGATACCGGAGAACGTCCGGCGTCTGGTCAAGCCGCTCCTGCTCAGCAGGAAGCGCCCTCCGGTGTGGAGGGCCTGGTGACGTGGGGTACTCCAACCTAGTCGACAGGCAGGTTGCCCTGGCCTTCAACAAGGTCAAGGACCTCGCCGTGGTGGCTACGCTGCGCAAGGCCACGGACGTCAAGTTCGACTTCAACGCGGGCGAGGTGAGAGCCTCCGGTCCCGGCGACAAGGCCGTCAAGGTCGTGGTCGTAGACGAGAAGAAGCCGAACAAGGGGTCTAACACCCTGGTCCGCAGCCTCATGGCCAAGGCGTCCGACCTCGGGGAGCTCAACGGCTCCGACGTCTTCGTCATGGACGGCTACGAGTGGTCGGTCGGCGGAGTCCTTCACAGGACCGGCCGCGTCTGGCTGTTCGAGGTCTACAGGGAGACGTAGACGTGGGTCGCTTCGAAGACACACAGAAGGCGGTCTTCTCCGTGTTCGGCAGCCCCGCCTGGGTCACCGAGGACATACAGACCGTCCCCCAGGACGTCGCCCTGACCAGCCTCGGCAACGAGTTCGTCAGGGTCAGCGTCGTGGCTTCCGGACTGAGCGTTAACTCTCTGTCCGTATCAGGCGTCGTTATAGCAGACATCTTCACGGCCGCAGGCAAGGGTCCGACCCGAGCCATGCAGATCGCCGACGCCCTCGACCGTCACCTACTGGACAAGCTGGTGCCCATCTCGCCGACCCGCTCGGTGCAGTTCAGGCAGTCCACGCTCTCGCCCAGGGGCACCGACGGCGACAACAACACGCTCTCGAGGTCACAGTACACTGTGCCCTTCAACATGTTCGGAGTTTGAACGAATGGCTCACTTCACCGGCATCGGCGCCGGCATCTACACCGACCTCGCGGTCGCGACGCCCGCCGCCGAGCTGACCGTATTCCCGACCACGCAGGCCGGCTTCGCCGCTCTGTTCGCGACGGAGATCCAGAACCAGGGCGGTACCCGCGCAGCCGGCGCGTTCGTCCGCATCAAGAACGTCCGCGAGTTCCCGCCCATCGGCACCCCGGCGAACATCGTCAACGTGCCCGTCTACGGCGCGCCGACGAGCTCGCAGGTCCAGGGCCAGTCGGACGCACCGACGCTGGAGCTGACGCTCAACTACGTCTCCAACGACTGGGGCAAGGACGCGACCACGATCACGTCCTACATGGTCGGCGACGGCATCCAGCGCGTCTTCCGCTTCTCGCTGCTCAACGCGCAGCCGGCGGACTACGGCCACGCGGCGGCGAAGATGGGCGCGGTGCCCAACTCGTCGTACTTCTTCATCGGCCGCATGGAGGCGCTGCAGGTCAACCCGCAGCTCACCGACGCCAACACCGCCACGCTGACCCTGTCGATGCAGGGCCAGTTCTACGGCGCGTACACCGTCTAATCGACGGCAGGGAGGGTCCTCAGGGCTCTCCCTCTTGTGGGGAGGTCGTCCAGTAGGTAGGACTCCGGTCTCCAAAACCGGCAACTCTGGTTCGAGCCCAGACCGCCCCGCCAACCATATAGAGAAACATCATGCCAGACGATCAGGCCGCCAAGCCGTTCGACACCGGCTACGTGATGCGTACCACGGCCAAGCACTGCCGCCGTGACATCGACATCTCGATCCGGAAGACGTACGACCGGGTGCAAGACTTCCCTGCGGACAGTCCGCAGTCGCGCGAGGTGTTCAAGGCTCTCGGAGCCCTGCACGCTTTCCGCAAGATGCTGGACGATTTCCAGCGCATCAACCAGATATATTTCAAGAGTGAGTGAGGACGACATGGACGACACGACCAACAAGAGCGCGCCGACCGGCATCATGGCGCTGCTCGGCCGGAAGATGCACAAGACCGTCAAGTTCCTGGGCGCCGACGTCAAGATCTACAAGCTGACGGTCGCCGAGGTCAAGGAGATCCAGGACAAGGCCAAGAGCCTGGAGTCGGACGAGGAGGCGGGCCTCGACATCCTGCGCACGGTGATCCGTCGCGCGGTCGAGGGGGGCGCGGAGCTCCAGGACGCCGACTTCGAGGCGTGGCCCATGGACGAGCTGTCGAAGCTGTCGAACGAGATCATGAAGTTCTCGGGCATCGCCGGTGACCAGGGAAAGTCCGACTAACAGACGAACAGCTGGCCCTGTACGAGGTCGCCCACAACCTAGGCAAGTTCGTCTGGGAGGTGGCCGACCTGCCGTACACGGAGCTGCTCGGCTGGTACGACTACTTCGAGCGCCGCCCGCACGGCTGGAGGGAGGACGACAGGGCCTCCAAGATAATCCAGTCCGCGGGCGTGAAGGAGAAGCCGTGGGTGCTCTTCCCGTCGCTGGAGCGCATCTACAAGCCCGAGAGCGCGGTCGAGGGCGACGAGGCCGGGAAGAGCCTCGGAGGCTCCGCGTTCTTCCAGAAGATGATGCAGGCCGTAGGAGGGGACAAGATCGCGCTATGATCAAGGTCAAGATAAAGGGCGACCTGTCCCGCGAGATAGCCGCCAAGGTGGCTGCCTCGACCACGACGGTCGTGAAGAGTGCCGTCGAGGCGCTCAGGGACGCTACCCCGGTCGACACCGGGGAGGCGAGGGACGGGTGGCGCCTGGAGAAGGACGCCATCGTGAACGACGTGGAGCACGTCTCGTTCCTCAATGATGGAAGCTCGCAGCAGGCCCCGGCCTACTTCATCGAGCAAACTCTGTTGTCACAGAAGGGCGTAGTCCCTAGTGGAACAATCGTTAGGCCGCAATGACCTACACCCCTGCTAGGCTGTTATGTCTGGCGGGGGTTTAATTTTAGAGAAGGAGGTACTATGTCGGGCGTTATTATCGACGTAGAAACGAACTCTGAGAAGGCCAAGAGCGACCTGCGTTCACTGAACCGGTCGCTGGCAGACATGGTACTGTCCGGCAACAAGGCCGGTCGCTCGCTGTCCACCGTGGACAACGGGCAGTTCAAGCAGCTCGACAAGAGCGTGCAGCGGTCCACCGAGAGCATGAAGAGCTTCGGTCGCTCCGGCTCCTCCTCGCTGAGGGCCGTCGCCAGCGACACCGCCGCGCTCCGGGCCAACATCGACATCCTCAAGGGCTCCGTGCTCGCGGTCGCGGGCGTCTTCGCGGCCACGCAGGGCGCTAGGCTCTTCACCCGCGCGGGCGACGACCTGCTCGAGATGCAGAACCGCCTCAAGCTGGTGACCGAGGGCACCCGCGAGCTGGCCACGCGCCAGCGGCAGCTGTTCTCGACCGCGCGCGACACCCGGACCTCGTTCGCGGCCAACGTCCAGATCTTCACGACCTTCTCGAAGGCGCTGGAGAAGGCGAACGTGTCGGGCGACCGGGTCGTCAAGATCAACAAGACCATCCAGCAGGCGGGCACCCTCTCGGGCGCCTCCGTGGAGGGCCTCAACGCCGCGCTCATCCAGCTCGGCCAGGGCATCGGCTCCGGCGTCCTCCGCGGCGAGGAGTTCAACTCCGTCATGGAGCAGATGATGTACCTCGGCAACGGGCTCGCGAAGAGCCTCGGGGTGAGCATCTCCCAGCTGCGCAAGATGGCCAACGACGGTGAGCTGACCACCGAGAAGCTGGTCGGGGCGCTGGAGAAGATGGCGTCCACCACGGAGCGCGACTTCCAGAAGACCGCCGTGTCGACGTCGAAGGGCATCGCCTCGCTCCGCCAGTCGCTGGCCTACTTCTTCGGAGACCTGAACCAGACCGTCGGCGTCAGCCAGACGATGGGCTCGGCCTTCCAGAAGATGAGCGAGCGGGTGAGCTTCGGGGCGGACGGCATGGTGATCCGCCTGACGACGGTCCGCCGAGCTTTCAAGAACTACTTCGACCAGCTGCGCACCGTCGCCGGCTCGGGGTTCGACCTCAAGAAGGCGTTCTACCTCAGCGACGACGACCGCGTGAACGAGACCCAGCGCGCCCTCAAGGAGCGCAGCGCCTCGATGGTCAAGCGCATCCAGGAGCTCATGCGGGGCCAGCGCGACGCCGACTCGCAGGCGGGCAACCTCGTCAGCAAGCTCTTCGGACGAATCAAGCGTCCGTCGAAGGAGGACGGGGGCTTCTTCGACATGGGCGACACCCGCCGTACCGTCCGGGCCATCGTCGACACCTCCGCCCAGATCGCCAAGGCGGTCGAGACCACGGGCTGGATGATCAAGCGCATCGTCCCCACGGTCCGCACCCCGATGATCCGCTTCCGCGAGGAGATCCTCAGCAGCTTCGCCGTCACCAACAAGGAGATGGAGACCTCCGTCTACAAGAAGATGCTGCCCCTCATCCGCAAGGTCGAGGTGGCGCGCGACGCCTTGACGGTGGGTATCAACGACGACGCGGCGCCCCGCGCCTTCGTGGAGCTGTTCAAGTCGGCTGACATCGAGCAGTTCGCGGAGCGCCTGTCGCGCCTGAACGACCTGATGGACAACCACTTCATCCGCTGGAACAGCATGGGCTACTTCCTCGGGGAGAAGCGCCGCGCCCTGGTCTACAGCTGGCTGTTCCCGACGCAGGACCTCCTGGTCAAGCTCGGTCTGATGCAGAACCGGCTGTTCATGATCCGCGACACCAAGCTGGATCGCACGGTCGCGTACTTCAAGCTCATCGGCGACATGATCGCCCGCGCGTACAACGACCTCGTAGCGCCTGACCTGAACCTCTTCGCCTACAAGGTGAAGATCGGCATCCTCGTGGTCGCCAAGACCGCGCTGGACATGCTCAAGGATACCTTCAACTTCGCGAACGGCAAGGCCCTCGGGGCCGGTCTCGTGAAGGGCGTGGGGGCGGCGCTCGGTGCCGTCGTCTCGGTGGCTAAGCGGCTGGTCAGCTTCGACTTCGGCTCAGACGCCGAGAGCAAGAAGCTCGCCGCCCGCCTCCGCGACTCACTCATGGGCGCGATGGCGAGCATCCCCGGCTTCTTCGGGGGCCTGGTGACCGGCATCGGCCGTCAGCTCGCCGACGCGTTCGAGAGCATCGACTTCTCGGCGCTGCTGGACGGTCTGCGGGGCACCCTGACCGCGGCCGTGGGCTGGGTCAAGAAGATGTTCGATGACATCCTCGGGTACACCGACAAGCCGCTGGCCTCGGTGGAGCGGCGCGTTCGCGCGTTCGGGGACCGCGTCAAGGGTGTCTTCTACGACGCGTGGGACGCGGTCGTGGGCCACAGCTACTGGCCCGACCTCGTGGACGACGTCAACGACTACACTAAGCACCTGTTCAAGTCGAACAAGCTGGTGGACCAGTTCAAGGAGATCATTCTCCGCAGCTTCCGCAGCCTGTACGAGTCCGTCTCGAAGATGGGCGGCAAGGCGGCGGACACTCTGAGTCAGGTCAGCCTCACCATCCGCAAGGTGGACTGGGGCCAGAGCGCCAAGAACATCGCCGGCCAGCTTGGCACCGTGCTGTACGCCGCCTTCACGATCCTCCGCTCGAGCTCCGGCCCGCTGCGACTGATCTCGGCGGCCTACCTCCTGTCTATCATGGACACCGCGACGGGCGGCCTGCTCCGCAACCTCGCGCCGACCATCGGCGACGTGGGCGGTGCCATGGGCGCCCAGCTGGCGGTCATGATGGGCAAGGGCCTGTTCGAGGGCTTCGTGCTCATCGGCCACGCGCTGCCTAAGTTCCTGGAGTCGATGTTCGTCAACCTGGGGCAGGCCACCTTCGGGTTCGACCTGTTCGGCAACATCTTCCGCGCGCTGGACAACTTCGTCCCGGTGTTCAGCAACAACATGATCGGGGCCATCGCCGCCATCACCGTGGCGTGGCTGAAGTTCACCGGGCAGCTCAAGGTCGACAAGCTCAAGGGCTTGATGGAGATCTTCACCGGGACCAAGAAGAAGGACGGCTCCGTCAAGGAGCACGGCGTCGGCGCGGCCTTCTTCGAGGGCTACGCGGGTCCGCTGGTCGGCAACGCCGCCAAGTTCCTGCCGTCCGGCCAGATCGCCAAGAAGCTCATCGACCAGCCCGCGTTCGCGCTGGCGGCGGCGGGCATCCTCAGCGCGGGCCTGACCGACGCCTTCAAGATGACCGACGCCTTCTCGGCGGCCGTCCCGTTCATGGCCATCGCGGTCATGGGCAAGGGCGGCGGCGCGCGGCTCCTCAAGGACATCGCGTCTGGCCTGTTCAAGGTCGTCAGGGGCGCGTCGGCCATCGTGGCGAGGGAGGTGGCGACCACCGTCCTGCCCCGCGAGACCGGTGCCGCGTTTCTGCGCTTCATGGACAACTTCGACCTGTCAAAGTACAGGCCGAGGGTCGCCCCAGGCGCCCAGGCCGGCATGTTCTCCGACGTCAGCCGCAACTTCAAGCAGATGCTGGTTAACCTCGAGATGAACCGGAAGCGGTACGCCGAGGGTGCCATCGACCTCAGCGAGACGCTGTTCAAGAGCTCGCCCGTCGGGCCCAACGGACCCGTCCAGCCCGTCGACACGAGCTTCAAGCGCAGCTTCGACGACCTGCTGAACCAGATGGGCTACACCGAGGGCGCGGTGGCGCGTACTCGGGACCGCATCCGCACCGGGATGGACAACTTCTACCTCGGGCTGCAGGCGGCGGCGACCAACGCCAACGTCGGCCTCCGTGCCGCGTTCTCGCGGCTGTCCGAGATGATGCTGTCGATACTCCGCAACAAGGCCCTGCTGGTCGCCCTCGCGGCGGCCATCGCTGTGGGCATGGCCGGCACCGCCAACGCGGCCACCGGCACCGCCGACGCCTTCTCCCAGCTGGGCGACCGCCTGGCTCCCGTGGCCATCGCGGCTGCGGCCCTCTACGCCACGTTCAAGGGCATCAAGCTCCTGGCCGGGGCCAGCCGCATCGACATGAAGGTCAAGAGGGACTACTACTCGGAGAACGTTGGCCCCGAGGTCGACCGCTACCGAGACGTCCTGCGCGGCAAGGCTAGGGACCGCATCGACGAGTACGACTCCATGTCGCGCTCGGAGCGCAAGGCTAACGGCTACACCACGCGGTCGGCGCTCAGCGACTCGCTGGACGAGGACATCGCCCGCAAGGCGGCGGCCCGCGAGAAGGAGCTCAAGGGCTACTACAAGAAGGACGCCGACGCGGCGGGTGGCTCCGCCATGAAGGCGTACCTGCTGGCCCCGTTTCAGTCCCTCAAGGACGCCCTGACCCAGAAGCCCTCGGTGGACACCGGGGCGCTCAAGGAGAACGCGTCCTACCTCAAGGGGTTCGCCAGCGCCCTCCGCGCGGCCACCATCGCGACGCTGTTCAACACCAAGGCTCAGGCGGCCCAGGCCGCGCAGGGCACCCGCAGGGCCACCCAGGGCGCGTTCAGGGACCTCGTCCCGGCCAACCGTCGCCTCGCCGACAACAGCTTCAAGCCCGCCGGGCTGCTGACCTACCGTCTGGACGACGCCGAGAAGAAGGGGGCCTCCGCGGCCGCCTCCATGCTCAGCGGAGCCGGGCTGGCCGGCGGCCTCAAGAAGATGGGCGGCGCTCTCGCCAAGGGTGCGGGCGGCATCGTAGGGTTCGTCCCCAAGCTGCTCGGCTTCCTCGGCCCGTGGGGCAAGCTCGCGGCCGTGGCCCTCACGCTGGGCGGTGTCCTCTACGGGGCGATCGGCCCTATGGAGGGCTTCATGGACAACCTGAAGCTCGCAGCCGCTAACCTAGCCGCGCTGTTCGGCATCGAGATCAAGACGAAGGCCAAGGAGCTGAACTCGCTCGTCACCGACTTCGGCAAGTCCGAGGTGGACGGCGACAAGTTCGACATCACCGAGCAGCTGCGCAACATCGACGGCAACAAGCTGTCCGACGCGCAGATCGAGGGCCTCCGCAACGCGCTGGCCGCGTCCAACGACACCTTCAAGATGCTGAACGACGCCTCCGTGGCGCAGGGCGGCAAGCTGACGGCGGCGCAGGAGGCGGAGAAGCAGCGCACCCGCTCCGAGGTGGAGGGGCTCCTGGTCCGCTACCCGCAGAGGGAGACGGCCTCTTCCAAGGACTTCGGCCAGCAGATGGCCATCATGCAGCGTCGCCGGGTGCAGGGGGACAACTCGTTCTCCGGCAACTTCAGCAGGCTGCTGGGCGGCGACACCTCCAACGTGGTCGCCAGCGGCAACGGCGCCTTCTCGCTGTTCTACGACGTACGCGACAACCTGTCCGACTTCTCCACCGGCCTGCAGGGCGCGGTGGCGGCCCTCGGCGCTTGGGTCACGGGAGTGGCCACCTTCGACGTCGCCAAGTGGCTGGTCCAGAAGGGTCGGGAGAATTCCGAGACGTTCACGGCGGTCGACGACTTCCTGAACGGCATCGGCCCCGCGATCCGCGAGCGCATCCGGGACAAGGACAACGCTCCCGCCCAGATGTACAACGAGTTCGAGAAGGGCTTCATGGGTGACACCACGAAGTACTTCAAGGACCTGCAGCGGGCCCAGCCGGACGTCGCCAACAAGGTGATCTCGGCCCGTGACCAGTACGACAAGGCGGCTCGTCAGGCCGAGTCCACCCGCAAGGTGGTGCAGGCGGGCGGCTACGACAGGTCCATGGGCGACCGCGACCCCGAGGACGCGCAGAGGCGCTACCAGAGGGAGCTGGCGTTCCTGGCCCGGATCGAGCAGTCCTACCGCCGCATCGGCATCGCGGCCGGCAAGATCGGCAAGTTCGAGAACCAGAAGGAGGCCCTCCGGGTCGGCCTGAAGAACTTCGCGAACCGCACCAAGGACCTGGGCGTCGACTTCGGTAAGGAGGGCGAGAAGTTCTTCGGGACCGACCGCAACATGGCCTCCTTCGACGCCTACGCGCAGCAGCGCGACCGCGGACAGAAGGCGCTCTCTCGGGTGACCGACAACGCGGGCAGGCTCCGCGCCTCCAACATGGTCTACTCCGCCGAGCAGGGCGCTGCCGGGCTCAAGGAGCAGATGGACGCTCGTCGTCTGTTCTCCGGTGCCGTCAAGCAGGGCAGCGAGGCCAACGGCGTGTCCAGCGCCACGCTGGCCGCACTGGCGGTCTCCGGCTCTGCGGCGGGCAAGGCGCTCAAGCAGGCCAGCGAGAGCTACCTAGAGCTCAAGACCCGCCTAGACACCGCGCCCTCGGACGCTACCCCCGCGCAGCTCCGCAAGCTGCAGGAGGACGCCGACAGGGCCGAGGCCAAGATGCGGTCGCTCGCGACCAGCTTCACCGGCTTCGAGGGGCTGAACCAGGCCCTCAGTGGCCAGGGTCTGCAGGGCCTCGACCTCAACCAGTACGTTAAGCTCCCCGACCAGAAGATCCTGGGCCTGAACAAGCTGCTCATGGAGGACATCCCCAGGGCGTCCGACGCGGCGGCCAGGGCTTTGGCGAAGGTTGGCAAGGACGGCAGCGGCCTGGACGAGTACAAGGCCGCCCTCCAGGGCGTGCTGCGCCTCCAGCGTCAGGCCGAGACCGTACGGGCTACCGGCATCAGGGACGCAGTCGCGGCCGTGAGCATCGGTGGACCCGCTGGGACCGCCGTCGCAGCTGACGTGGCCGGCGTGCAGCTCAACTCGAGGCAGCTCCGTAACAAGGGTACGCAGGGCGCGGTGGGCAAGCTCACCACCGCCAACGCCTCCGTGGCAGGCTTCCGGGAGCTCATGGCTACCCGGCCGCTGAGCGCGGACGAGGCTACCAAGTACGGCAACGCCGTGAGAGACGCGGCGGACGCCCAGGAGGCGCTCGACAAGCTCGGCGAGAAGCCCGAGAAGGTCAAGAAGGACAAGTACGGCTTCAAGGAGCTCCTCGCCGACGTGAACGAGGCGGGCGTCGCCATAGACGCCCTCGGGTTCTCGCGGCTGGAGGCCACCTCCCGCAAGTCGCTGTCCAGCATCGCCTCCCAGATCCACGGGATCGAGAAGCAGCTGGAGAAGGCGACCCCGACGCAGGATGTGTCGGGCCTGCTGGTCCGCAAGGCCAAGCTGCTGGCCGACATGCGCCAGAAGCTGGTCGACGCCTTCGACAAGACGGGCAAGGCCATCGGCGAGTCGCTGTCCCGCTCGGGCCTCAGCGACAAGGCGCAGCTCGCGCAGCTCAGCGCGGGCCAGGTGAAGCAGATCGTCGAGTACGACAAGCTGATCACCCTGCGCCAGGCCGACCTGGACGACGCCACGGGGCCGGAGGAGTACGCGCAGGCTCTCCGCAAGGTCCTCAACCTCGAGCAGGAGCGCGCCGCCTACCTCGACCGAGCGACCTCGTCGCCCGACAAGTGGGCGGAGCGGATCAACGCGATCTTCTCCAGCAGCCTGGACACCACCTCCGCCGACCTCATCGGCTCGGGGCTGGCCGAGTACCTCTCCTCCGCGGCCGACGCCGTAAAGGCCAAGCTCGAGGAGATGCGCTCTAAGGGGCTGGTCTCGTTCGAGTGGATGCGCGACATCAAGCGCCAGGGCGAGTACATCTCGCTGTTCAGCGACGTCGCGACCTCGATGGAGGACTCGATGGTGCGGGGCTCCCGTGCCGCCTTCAAGAAGATCAAGGACCTCGTCCCCGACTACGGCGTCAGCGAGCGCAAGTTCCGCCGGTTCAGCCCGGACCAGCGGCGCGAGGCGCTCTCCAACGCCGTGAACCTGGACGCGCTCGACAGGGCGCAGTCCCTGCCGAACCTGACGAAGCCCCTCGCGGACATCCTGAACTCCTTCGACGGCTCTAACCAGGCCGACGTGATGGAGCGCTTCCGCGAGGAGTGGGTTAAGGAGTTCAAGACCAAGTTCGAGGCGACGCCGCTGGAGTCCTCGATGGACCGGCTGACGACCGCCGTGGAC